CGTGCTGTATGACATGTTGAGCGGTATACTGGACACGTCAGGCGTGACCGTGGGGACCGTGACGGACGTGTGGCTGCACAACGCCTTAGAGCCGTACGGTCACTTGCTAGCGTTCGATCCAGCAAGAGTAGAGATAAATCCTCACGCAGCGGTACATCCGCACGGTCAGGGTGTGCCGGTGATCGTCTCACGGGTACAACACACCATCTTAGTGCGAGCCAACTATTTGATGTTGGGACAACGCGTCGAAACGCACGAACTGTTACGTGTAGGAGCTTAATGCCATGCCGACTTTTACAAGTGCCCAGCTGGACCCTAATCGGGGGTACCGCACGTGGGCTGAAGAAGAGATCTATTACCCCGGACACGACGGTTACGTCCCCAACATTGGGGATCTGGTGATCAATCTGCAAACGGGCTTTAAACGCGTCATAAACGTCAACGTTACTACCGGTGAATCTGAACTGGTGGCGTGGCGAGTCCCGAGTGTTAACGGGGTTGACGGAGAAGACGTCTTGACCGGTGCAGGACCCGGCCATGTCAGTGAATCGTTTCGGATCTATCTGGACGAAAATGTGTTTCCACACACACTGACGTTTGATGGACGGCTTAAAATTCACGGCACAGCTGCGAGAGAAGTCAAGATCTTTCGTGGGGCTGACATAGGACCCCAGGGCACCGTGGTGTCTCGCATGTACGATCAAGGCGGTCAGTTGCTGGGTGAAAACATACCCATGGAAACCGTCATGTCTGATATGGGCGATTCGTTGGGGTACAAAGTACCCGTGGTCGGTCACACCGTAGCGGATCTGGTCACAGGCGAGCTACTCACCGCAGTGGTCTTTAATGACGAAGGGTCGGTGTTGTCAATTAACACGTTGCTGGCAGAGCGTACCGGTTACGTGAGACGATCGCAGGCGGCTGCGCTGTACGTAACCGATGTTAAGCTGGAGTCTCCTTATTTGGACCCAGGCACCGATGAGCTGCACGTGCCCATTAACTTGCCTTTGTCCAACGTGGCGATGGAAGGCGTGGTGACTTACTCGGACGGGCGCGTTGTCCGGGTGCCGATTGATGGCACCAAGATGCGGGTAGATGGGTTGAACAACTACGTGTCTACGGTGGTCAATCAAACCGTTCCTGTGGTGTTGAAATACACGCTATCGGCGTCTGAAGTCAACTACACCGGAATGGTGGGGTCTGAGTTTCACGTGGCGCGATCGTACATCGTGCGATCTATCCAAGTAGATGGGGCGCACACCGTAAAGCTGTTCACCTACCCATCGTGGAATCCTGGTAACACTCAGTACGAGTTGAAGCACTGGTTGGTCAATCTGGATCGCAACATCTGCCGTGACGTCACACCGTTTGTGACCATTACCCAACAGTCTAACCCGTTCAATCCTAACCGTTACGGTGTTGTGCAGGACCTGTCATTCGTGCTGAATTTGAAAGACGCCATGCCGGCGCTCAGAGACTATCAGCACGTGCAAACCGTCGGCATCAGCCTGATCGGTCCTGGTACCGATACTGGCACACTGTGGACGTCGGAGTTTTCTCCAGAGCAAAACCCACCGTATGGATGGGGGCTGCAGGCAAACATGGAGTTTGTGAACGCAGGTAACTGGCGGATGACGTTGGACAGTGGGGAAACCTCACGGGCCAACTGGTTGTCAAAAGTCTACCGTAATTTGGAGCCATTGTACGACGCAAACGTAGAGACGTACGCACCTGAGCCTACGCACTTCCGGGTGCAGTTCAAAAACACAGCTATTGAGTACGGCATTGGTCAGTGGGATGCAGAAATGATTGTACCCAACGACTATCAGCCGGGCGAGACTTTGCTCATCACGTTCATTCACCGTCTGGTCGGTCAAGACCTGATGTTGGGCGTGGCAGGCATGTCGGTTAAACACATCTAATGTTACCTGGGTGGAGACGGCTTAGGCCGTCTTGCCCTAGTATTATGCCGCGAGGCCAACTATGACTATATTGTTCGAAAGAGACTGGCTGTCCTACCCAACCGCTGTCGTCCACCACACCACCAAGAACAAATCTTGGGTTGAGTTTGCAGTACTGCTGAAAAAGATGGGAGTAAAGAATCATCTGTTTCATTTAGCGCTGCTTAACCCCGAACTGGAGCACGTGGATCCGTTTGACCCACATCTGACCTTTGAGACTAAGAACATGATCCGCATGGAGGCCCAGTTTAACCCCTGGTACTTTTTCCGTGAGATTGTGCGAGTGCCGCCTCAAGCCGGGCCCAATCCCGTTCCACTCAGGGCCAATCGGGGCAACATCTCCTTGTATTGGTCGTTCTTTAATCACATCGATTACGCGTTGGTGCAAATCCGTCAGACAGGTAAGTCGGTCACCGCCGACTGTTTGATGGCGGGTCTCATGTACGTATTCTCGTCTAACACCATGATGGGGCTCTTTACTAAGGATGACGCTTTGCGTCGGTCCAACGTCGACCGTATCAAACGAGTAAGGGATTTTCTGCCTGGGTACATTTATACAAAAAACCGATTGGACGTTGACAACCAATCCGAGTTCTCTTACGAAACGTTGCAGAATCATTACAAAACAGCGGTGGGTCAAAAATCCGAGATAGGCGCCAACAATATCGGGCGTGGGTTCACCATGCCGGTACAACAATACGACGAGACCGCGTTTATCTCCTTGCTGGATGTGACCATGCCAGCGGCGCTGGCGGCGGGTAACGCTGCACGTGAAGAAGCCGCTTTGTACGACAACCCTTACGGCAACCTCTACACCACCACCGCAGGCCGCAAAGACACCCGTGTGGGTAAGTACGTGTACAAGTTCTTTCACCGAGCCGCCCCTTGGACCGAGTCGTTCTACGACGCGGAAAACGAGAAACAACTCCACAACCTGGTACTGACCAACGGTAAGGGTCGTAAGCTGATGATCCACGGGGTGTTCAACCATCGCCAGTTGGGTAAGTCTGACGAGTGGTTGGCTAAGACCCTGGCGGAAAACAACGCCACCGGCTCCGGCGCTAACATGGACTTCTTTAACATCTGGGAGTCGGGGGGTGAGGAAAATCCCATCGACCCACGGCTGGCCGAAGTCATAAGGGACTCTGAGAGGGATGCGTCGTACAACCACATTTGTCGGGAGTACTACATCCTGAAGTGGTACCTTGAGGAAAACTCAATCGATGAGTACATGCGCGATAACAAAACCGTGCTGGGGTTGGATACCTCAGAGGCCATAGGGCGAGACGGTATCGGATTCATCATCTCATCCGTGGTCAATATGGAAACCATCGCGACTATGTCTATTAACGAAACCAATCTGTATCGGTTTGGTAAGTTTTTGGCGTGGTTTTTGTGCGAGTACAAAAACGTCACCATGGTCATCGAGAAGAAGTCGTCTGCACAAAACATCATCGATACGTTGCTGATCGAGCTGCCTAAGCGGGGTGAGGATCCGTTTAGGCGGATCTTTAACCGCATCGTGGATGAGGCGCCTAAGTCGTCGCAGGATTATAAGGACGTGGTCTTGACGCCCATGAACCGCCGCCACCCTGAGGTGTACAGCAAGTACAAGAAATACTTTGGCTTTAACACCACAGGCGACAGCCGTAAATTGCTGTACAGCGTTGTACTGGGGTCTTACACAGCCAAAGCGGCGGGCATGGTGTATGACAAAACACTGATACAAGAGTTGTTGGGTCTGGTGATACGCGATGGACGGATTGATCACAGTGAAACCGGGCACGACGACATGGTGGTTTCGGTACTCATGTCGGAATGGTTTGTAACTCACGCTAAGAACTTGAAGTTCTATGGCATTGACCCATTGACCATTAAAACCTCAGCCTATAAAAAACGTGAGGACATGCCTTTGGAGGAGCAGTTGCACGATTTTGAGCAAGAACAACTGCAAGAGGAAATGGGCGCCATCTGGGAGGAGCTGCGCAATACGTTCGATGTGTTTAAAATATCCAGACTGGAAAGTAAGATCTACCGCCTGTCGTCAAAACTGATCGAAAGCGAC